GAAAGCGAATATAATTTTTTTAACAATACATCAGGATCACAAACCTTAACAATCGCAGCAACAGGGCACACTGCTAATGGTGTAGTGATTGCTCAGGGCGCAAAAACAACTGTGTTTTGTGACGGTGCTTCAAACTTTAATGTAGAAATAATTTCATCAACAGACGCAGGGGCGTTGGGTTCTGGAACTATTCCAGATGCAAGATTTCCTGCTACTTTGCCCGCTGTTAGTGGAGCAAACTTAACAAATTTAGACGCTGCAGATTTAGCATCAGGAACAATTCCTGACGCTAGATTCCCTGCAACCTTACCTGCCTTAAATGGTTCTGCACTTACAGACTTAAATGCAACTGCCCTTGCAACTGGCACAGTTGCAAACGCAAGATTAGATACCGTTCCAACATCAAAAGGTGGAACAGGCTTAACCTCTATAGGAACTGCTGGTCAAGTATTGACAGTTAACTCCGGTGCAAGTGCTCTTGAATTTGCAACCGCAGCGGCCGGTGGAGTAGGAAGTGTAACTACAACGACTTTCAACTCCTCACAAACTTTTACAGCTGACTCTGACACTCAGTTTGCCTCTATGATTATCGTAGGTGGCGGCGGAGGTGGAGGAGGTGGAGCCATTGGCCCAGGTGGAAACGCACCAGGCGGAAATGGATCATCTGGCGGATCTAGCTCGTTTGGTAGTTTAGTCACTGTTAATGGAGGTGGCGGAGGTCAAGGTACTCCAAGAAATACATCAGGTGGTGGTGCAGGAAGTGGTGGAACTGCCTCTGGTAACGTACCCTTTGTGCCAAGTAGTGGTAACTCTGGATCAGGTAGATCAGCAGGAAGTGGAGGTTTCTCTGCGGCTTTCGGCGGAAGTGGCGGAGGTGGAGGTAGTGGTCCTCGTAACGGAGGTGGTGGCGGCGGAGCCGGTGCTGCTTTTGTTGTTGTCGGTGGGCCTGATTACTCCCCAAGTATAGCTTTAACAGTCGGATCAGGTGGTAACGCTGGCGGCGGTGGTCAATCAGGTAACTCTGGAGGCGGCGGCGGAGCTGGTAAAATTCTACTTACGGAGTTTAAAGGATAATGGCAAAATTTATTTATATTGATAGTAACAATAGAGTTCTGTACGTAGCTGACGCAAGACCAAATGATGCAACCACTGCTGATTGGATTGAAGTGTCAAATGATTCTGTTCAAGAGCAATGGTATTACGACTTATCTACTCAAACATTATCAGAATTTAAACCTTACACGATAGATGAAATTAGAGATATGAGAAATCAGAAACTTACCAATACGGATTGGATGGTTTTAGAAGATAGCCCATATCAAGAAAGCAGTCAGTCCTCAAACTTGACTGCAATAAAAACTTACAGACAGTCTCTAAGAGACTTTCCAAACCCAAGCACTTCTTACAATGAAGATAATACTGTTTGGCCCACATTAACATTGAGTTAGGAGTCATCACTATTTATCTAAAATAGAATGATTGTTAAACAAAACTACCTTATCAATAATCAATTTCTACCTTTTGATGTTTGCGATGACATCATTAAAGTTGCTGATCAACAACAGCAAGAAGAAGCTACAACTCAAGACGGATTAAATGAGAAAGTAAGAAATTCAAGAATAACTTGGTTAGCTGATAGATGGATTTATGATTGGATCGACTCCTACATTGTTCAAGTTAATAAAGAGGTAGGTTGGAATTTTGATTTTATCGGTGCTGAACAGATACAATTCACTAGATACTCTGAGGGACAATTTTACGGTTGGCACCAGGACTCTAATTTTAAAGAAGAGTATGAAAGAAAAATATCAGTTGTTATACCCTTAAGTGATTCACAAGATTATGAGGGAGGAGATTTACAATTTTATGATTCTTTGCAGAGACCAGAAGCTAAAGAGTCAAGGATAATGAAAGATGAAAATACAAGAACAAGGGGATCTATTATTATATTTCCTAGTTACATTTATCATCGTGTGACGAAAGTAACAAAGGGACAACGATTATCAATTGTTCTATGGTACAAAGGAGAGAAATGGAAGTAGATAATAAATTTAATAAAGAAAAATATTTAGTAGTAAGAAACGCAATATCATTAGAGTTAGCTGATTTTATTTGTGATTACTTTTTAATGAAACGGAAAGTAGTTGAGAAAATGAAATTTGATAGAATAATATCTCCTTATATTAATTACTTAGGAACATTTGGTGACGACATGAGTGACAATTGTTATGGTCATTATGCAGACATAGCCATGGAAACTTTATTAAAAAAATTAAAACCTCAGGTAGAGCAACATACTGGTAGATCTCTTTATGAAACTTACACATACGCCAGAGCTTATCAGTATGGTAATTATTTACGCCGTCACAAAGATAGAGAGTCTTGCGAAATATCATCTACATTGAATTTAGGGGGAGACTCTTGGCCCATATACCTTGATCCTACAGGGGGCACTAACAACGAAGGTGTAGAGGTAATTTTAAGACCTGGAGATATGTTACTTTATAAAGCAAATTTTGTAGAGCATTGGAGATATTCTTTTACTGGAACATCTTGCGTTCAAGTTTTCTTACACTATATGGATGTCAAGACAGATGGTGCTGAGGATAATAAATATGATAGGAGACCTTTTTTAGGATTGCCTGTGTGCTTGAGAAAATAATTACCTTTGAGTCACAATACAAAGATTTTTTGTTAAAGCCTTTACCAATAAAAAAACTTGTGCCTGATTGGTTCAAAAAATTGGTTAATTACACAGATGATAAGTTAAATTTTCAAAACCCCACGGCAAAAAAATGTATGCCCTTACTCGATTCTTTTACTACTGGATATGCTATTCTTAATCCAATAGACATAGTTTTTTTTAAAGGTATTGAAAACGGAGAAGAGGTTGTACATTGGAGATATCCACAAAATTTTGACTTAGATAAATATCCAAATATTAACATAGGTATAGAGGTGCATAAACCTAACCAAATTAATCAAGGATTTTTAAAAGACGATGAATACCCTATAGCTTTTAAAGTTTTAAATCCATGGTTAATAAAGACTCCTAAAAATTACAGTTGTCTATTTGTAAATCCTTTTAATTCATCTCAAGAAAGAAAAATAAGAACACTGGACGCTATTGTTGAAACAGACAGTCATTGTACACAAGTTAACTTCCCATTCTTTTTAAAAAAATTTGATGAAAACAAATCAGTCGTATTAGAAAAAGGTGAACCGTTAATACTAATTTTCCCTTATCTAAGAGAAAACTGGAAAATGCAAATAAAAGAAATTGACTTAGAGACTAAACATAAAAAAGAATTTACTTTATTTTCAAGAATAAAGGATAATTATAAAAGAATATCTTGGAAGAGAAAATCTTATGATTAATCAATATGTATTAGAGTGGGATTTGTCAAAATACATTAGTCATGAAGATGATATAAATATTACTCAAGGTCTAGTTTTTCATAAAGCAATAGAATGTGCTTATCATACTTTTGATTTAAAAGTTACGGAAACAATGAACTCTATCGATCACACAAAATTACATACTTTTATTGGAGAAACAGATTGGTTAAGATATTTACAAGACAGAACTTACAATTTTGTATACGCATATGATATTAAAAATTTAAATTTAGTTATCATAGATCAACATAAGAGCCTAGGTATACAAATGAAAAATAAATATTTGTTTTGTATGCCTTGTTGGATGACATATAAATTTATTTCTACAGAAAAAGAATATAGTCAACAAATTATTTCTATAGGCATCCTCACAAAAGATCGACCCACATTAAAAAAAACAAAAATATTATGGTAATGGATAATCATTTAAGCATAGATTTAGATTGGATTAAAACCGTACAACAACTAGATTTTATTAATGAACTAATATTTGAATCTTTACAAGTAGATCAAGTTAATTTTTGTGTGCAACATCAAGCCTTATTTCATTTTTTTAAAAATTTGAAATCTGTTTGTTTGTATAATTTAGATCATCACCATGATGTCATATACCATAAGGAGTGGAAAGGTGTAAATGAAGGCAACTGGATTTATCCTTTGTTTATGAAGGGAGCTATAAAAGAGTACCATTGGATTAAGAATCTTGACTCTGAAATACAAGATAAAACACCTGAGACTCTCACTACATTAGATATTGTTTATAAAGTTTATGATGATTTTACTTGGATAAAAAATTTAAAATTTAAAAGTCTGAGTATTTGTCTTTCGCCAGAATCTCATTTTTGTGAGGTTAATCGACAGTCTCTGTGGGAGACTTATAAATATTATTTTAAAACTAGAAATTACGCTGTTCAGGTTTACAAAACAGATGCAGAGCTTTTCGGACTTTCTAGAGAAATGCAATAAAAGATAGGAGAGAATATGATACACCCAGATCAACTAAAAGAAAAAGACTTTAGAATATATTTAGGAATGCCAATGTATGGAGGGATGTTATGTGAGGCTACCTTACATGGTTTACTTGAGGTTCAACAATGGAGTATGGCTAAAGGGGTTGGCTTACGTTTCCAATCAATGGGTAATGAAAGTTTAATAACTAGAGCGAGAAATACAATTGTTTCAATGATGTTTGACGATAAAGATTTTATAGGAACTCATCTTTTATTTATTGATGCAGATATAGGTTTCTCTTGGAGAAATATTGAGAGGCTATTATGTGCTGACAAAGACATAGCTTGTGGTATTTATCCAAGAAAACATTTGCATCTTGAAAAAGCATCTAAATGGATAAATGAAAACCCTAATATTAAACCTGATGAATTAGAAGCAAAGATGTTAGGATATAATCTTAACTTTGATGATCCTAATAACCTAAGAGGTGAGAATGGTTTTTTTAGAGTTAATGAAGCTGCAACAGGTATGATGTTAGTTAAGAGAGAAGTTTTTAGAACTATGTTTAAAAAGTTTCCTGAGAGAAAATATGAATCTGATCAAATAGTTAACGGTGAGTATCTTAAGTCTGATAATTGTTATGATTTGTTTGCTGTTGGTCCATATGAGACACAACACGTTGATGGCACACCAATGATTAGATATTTATCAGAAGATTATTACTTTTCAAGATTATGGCAAGAGTGTGGCGGGGAGATATGGGCTGACCTGGCCATGCCATTAACACACTTTGGTAATAGAGCCTACAAAGGACACGTTGGTAGTCTTGTGGCTGAAAAGAAATGATTAATGTTCGTTACAATTTTATACCTAATGTAGATCAAATTTACAATTTGTGTAAAAATAAAATACCGCTTTACAAAGTTGAAGATCACCCAGGTCACCAAGACAATAAAACAACAGACAGTTGGCCAGGCACTAGAAGTTTGGATTTAGCAGAATCGGAGCCATTTTTTTATCTTAACTTAATGGATTTAATAAAAAATAAATTTAACATAGTTTATTCAAATTACGTGTCCATAGATGCTTTTGTTCACTTAAGATTAAAAAACGATAATCATAAGGATTGGATACACACAGATCAAACAGATACAATATTAATTTATTTATCTTCAACTAATTTATTATCTGGTACATCTTTTTTTTCTGATGACGAACAAGAAATATCAAATGTTAAATTTGTGCAAAATTCTGCTGTATATTTCAATGGTCAAATTAAACATAAATCTATTTCAAATTATGGCGATAATGTTGATGATGGTAGAATGACCATAAATATATTCTGTCATAAAAAATAGGTTTAAATGGACACTTTTTATAGTATATTTACTCTATGCCCCTAGTAAATTTTAGACCAGCTCCAGGTATAAATAAAGAAGTCACTGATTATACAGGTCAGGGTAAGTGGACTGATGGAGATATGGTGCGTTTTTTTCAAGGATCTGCTCAAAAAATAAAAGGCTGGGAAAAGTTTATTAGCACTACTTTAGTAGGGGTCGCAAGAGATCAACATGCTTTTATTGATTTAGATGGCATACGTTTTAATGCTATTGGTACGGATAGAAAGTTATATATTATTACTGAGGGACTTGCGTATGACATTACACCTATTAGGGAAACTCAAGCCTTAACTAATCCTTTTACAACTAATGCAACAACATCAGTGGTTGTAACTGATACATCACATGGTGCTGTAAAAGGGGATTTTGTAACATTTGATTCATTCTCTGCTATTGACGGCTTAGATATGAACAAAGAATTTGAAATAACATCAGTTGCTAACACTGATGCTTACGTAGTCACGCACACAAGCACTGCTTCTGGATCCACTTCAGGAGGTGGAGGCAGTGGTAATGCTAAATATCAAATATCTATAGGACCGGAGCTATCGACATCTGCATTTGGTTGGGGTACGGATGGTTGGAGTGTTGGAACTTGGGGCACTCCCTCTACTGTTTCAAACGTGACGTTAGAGGCTAGACAATGGTCATTAGATAATTTTGGTGAGAACTTAATTGCTGTAGTTTTAAACGGTGGGGCTTTTGAATGGAAACCATCCCTAGGGGTATCAACGAGAGCAACAGCAATTACTAATGCTCCAACTAAATCTAGATTAGGTCTAGTTTCTACACCTGACAGACACTTAGTATTCATGGGTACACAAAAAACAATTGGTGGGACAAATCCACAAGATGATTTACTTATAAGATTTTCAAATCAAGAAG